CTCTCTCCGCCACCAAAGCCGCCGAAAGGCGGCTTTGCTTTTTTGCGGAGAGAGGGGGATTCGAAATCACAGAATCGCCGGCTTTCGTCTTGGCCCGGTGTGGGGAGGCGACTGTTTTGGCGCTGGCGGATGGATTGGCGCGGGGGCGTGGAGCCATAATTGGCGCGGGTTTGGGTGGGCGGCGCCGGGGTAGTAGATATGCACTTGATTTGACGCCGTTTTGCACTTTGCGGCGTAGAGTGGCGAGAATATGCAGATGCTTTGGCGCTGGCTTGGCCTGGTGTGGCCGGATGCCGCGGCGCTACCAGTCCCCGTGCCCGGGCACCTGGTCCATGACCGACCGCCCGTACCAGCAGACCCGGCCGATGACCAGGTCCTGGATGGGCACGCCATCTATCGGGATGGTCACGGGCGGGTAGGTCCGGTTGTCTGAATGCAAGGTCAGCGCCGAGCCATCGAAGAACAAGCGCTTCACGCGGGCCTCCATGCTGTCAGGGGCCCGGCGCACCAGGTGCAGGGCGCCCTTGCGGGGCTCAAGGCGCAGGGCCAGCGCCGTGTTCACCAGGACTGTGTCGCCGGCCTGGATGGTGGGGCTCATGGAGTCGCCCTGGACGTGGGCCGCGAAGAGAGTGTCCACCGTGCCGGCACCGGCCTGGTGGAGCACCGCACTAATAAAGGATGCGCTGAAGGGGATGGTCTCAGGGGCCAGGCCCATCTCGTGCAGCTCGCCCGAGGGACCACAGGACGGCAGACCCTCCAACAAAGGAACCTCCTGGACCCGCCGTGGGCCATGGCCCAGCTTCTTGGGCTCCTCGCCCGTCATCAGCCATTCCCAGCGGTAGCCCCAGATGGCCTGGATGGCGAGCGCGTTCGGTTTCCGGACAGGCGCCTGGCCGGTCTCCCACTGCGAGTAGACGGAAGCACCCACACCAAGAGCCTCCGCGATACTCCTTGTAGACAACCCAAGCTCTGACCTCACTTGTTTTAGGCGCTCTTTAGGTTCCATGGCCATCCTGTTGATATAAAAAAGTGCACTCTGGACTTGACATGCTCTTTTAAAGAGCGACCATGGTGCATCGGCTTAAGAACCAAAGATGCCGCCGGAGGAAAGAATGACCCGCAAACGTCCGCGTCCACGGGGTGCCGCGTCTGACCTGGCTCCTCATGTCCCCTCCATCCTCGCCACTGCTGCGAGCTTGCAGCAAATAATGTCCCACGGAATCAATCTCGACGGAAGTTTGAGCCCCGAGTGCCTGCGTTCTCTGTTGAAGCTTAAGAACATCACCATCAGTTCGCTCGCGAAATCGAGCGGCCATGTGGATGCCCAGTACCACCAGGTGATCAACCGGGAGTACCGGAACGAGGCCATCGAGAACACCATCGCCCGCGCGCTAGGACTGGAGTCCTCGTCCGACCGCATCTGGGGCCGAACCTCCACCACGGCAGCGTGAGGGTGGTCGACATGGCCCTCCATCACCTCCAACCAGGTGCAGCGATAGGTGCAGCGCTCGCACCTGTATCGCTGCACCCCCCACAGGGGGCGCTGCACCCATCTGAAGCCCCGGAAAACCTCAATTCGTGTTTTGCGGATGGTTTGGCGCTGGGTGCAGCGGGTGCAGCGACAGGTGCAGCGATCCTGACACTCACAGAGGCCTGTGAGTTGACCGGCGTGAAGCGCCAGCCTCTCTCTCGGCGGCTAGATCGCGCTGGCGTTCTCCACGATCGGATCTCCGTGTGTGGGCCCAACAGGGGGCGGCCAGAGAAGGTTATGAACGCCGAGGCGCTATTCGAGGTCTACCCCGACGCCCGCCGCGTCTGGGAGGCCCAGCAGAAGGCCCAGGCCGAGTTGGCCGTCATGGCCATCGCCCAGGCTGCTCCCGCCATCGCACCATCTTCAGACCCCGCCGCCATCCCAGCCATGAAGGACTGGCAGCGGCAGCGGATGGATGCGCGGCTGGCGTTCCTCCGGCACCTGGACAGCCAGGTGGCTGACGGACTCACCCGCGAACGGGCCATCAACCGCCTGCTGGGCGATACCGAGGCGGGCCGCCTACCGGAGCACCTGCGGGCGATACTGCCCCTGGCCAATGCCCGCTCCGGGCAGTCCGGCGACCGCACCCTCAGCCGCCGCACCATCCAGCGCTGGGCTGCCGATGCCAAGCGGGGTGTGGACCACCTGGCGCCGAAGTCCTGTGACCGCGCCATGCCCAGCTGGCTGCCGGAACTGCTGGCCATCTACCGCCAACCCCAGAAACCCAGCCTGAGCTGGGCCGTCCAGACCCTGGTGGGGCAGATGCCAGACGGAGCCCTGCTCCCCAGCTACGACAGCGCCCGCCGATGGCTGATCAAGGTGGGAGCTATTGAGCGCGAGCGTGGCCGCCTGCTGCCCCGTGAACTCAAGACCATCAAGCCCTTCCGGCGCCGGGAGAAGCCCGACTTCCCCTTCGACGTGCTCACGGCGGACGGCCACACCTTCGACGCCGAGATCGCCCATCCCGAGCATGGGCGGCCCTTCCGGCCGGAGCTCACCATGGTGGTGGACGTGGCCACCAACCGCATCATGGGCTGGTCCGCCTGGGAGAAGGAATCCACCTGGTCGGTGATGGACGCCTTCCGCATGGCGGTCCTCCGCGGGGGCGTGCCCCTCATCTTCTACACAGACAACGGCCCGGGCTACCGCAACGACCGCATGGAGGCCCTCAAGGCCCGCCTGGGTTATGAGCATCACTTCAGCATCCCCTACAACTCCCAGGCCCGCGGCGTCATCGAGCACATGCAGAAGACCGTCTGGGTGGACCTGGCGGCCAAGGCCTTCAGCACCTACGTGGGCGCCTCCATGGACCGCGAGGCCCGCCAGATTGTCTTCAAGGCGAGCCGCAAGGGCTTGCCCGTGCTGCCCTCCTGGCAGGCCTTCGTGGCCTTCGTGGACATGGTGGTGGTGGCCCACAACGCCCGGGCCAGCAAAGCCTGCCCCAAGGCGCTGGACACCGAAACAGGCCGCCAGCGCCGCCTGAGCCCGGATCAAACCTGGGCCCAGGCGGAGGCCCTGGGGTGGAAACCCGAAGGGCTGCCCATCAGCCTGGACGACTTCCGGCCTGAGGAGCTGCGCCAGGTGCGCCGGGGCGAAATCTCCCTCTTCGGCAACACCTACTTCAGCCGGGAACTGGCCGAGCTGCACGGGGAAGAGGTCCGCGTAGCCTTCGACATCCACGATGCCACCCGCGTCTGGGTGAGCCGCCAGGATGGCACTTTCGTGTGCGCGGCAGGGTTCGAGGCCAACAAGTCCGCCTACTTCCCGAAGCCTTATGTCGAGAGCCTGCGCGAGAAGCGCGTAGAGGGCCAGCGGCAGCGGCTGGAGGCCAAGGCCCAGCGCAAGCTCGGCGAGCCCCTGGAGCAGGTCGAAGTGCAGGACTTGACCGAGGCCCAGCGGGCGCTGGCCGCCGAGGGTTTCTCCCGCCTCCCGGATTTCCATCCACCAACCCTCGAAGAGGCCGCCCCCGAGCCCGAAACCCTGGCCCCCAGCGGCCGCCCGATCTTCCGGAATGACATCGAGTACTACCGTTGGGCCCACGCCCACCCCGAGGCCCTGGATGACCAGGAAGCCCGCGAGATCCACCTCCGCATCCAAGCGGACCCCGCGCTCCAGGCCGTGCTGGGCCTGGGCGCCTGACCCCCCACCACCCTTTCCCCCTTCAGGAGGCCCCTTGAAACCCACCTTCGCCCTCGTCAGCAACGTGGAGCGCCTGATGGCCGGCATGGCCATCGTCCACCAGCGCGGCGCCATGGAGGCCGGCATGATGCTGGTCACCAGCGAGCCCGGCTTCGGCAAGACTGAGACCCTGCGCTGGTATGTGTCGCAGCAACCCTACGCGGTCTATGTCCGCGCCAAGAGCGGCTGGACCCGCCACTGGTTCCTCAACGATCTACTGGCGTCCCTGGGCGTGAGCCCCCAGCGCCTCACCGAAGACATGTTCCGCCAGGCTGTGAGCGCCCTGGAGGCCCGTCCCTACACCGTGGTGGTGGACGAGGTGGAGCACGCCCTGGCGGATCACGCCGTGATGGAGGCCATCCGCGACGTCAGTGATGCCACCAAGATCCCCGTGGTCCTGGTGGGCATGGACCAGGTGAAGGACCGGATCCGCAGCCGCTACCCCCAGATCAGCAGCCGCATTGCCGTCATCGTCTACTTCCAGCCTGTCAGCCGCGAGGACGTGGCCAAGTCCGCCAGCACCCTGCTGGATGGCGTGAAGCTGGCCGAGGACCTGGTGGAGGAGATCCACCGCCAGTGCGAAGGCCGTATGCGCCTGGTGATGAACGCGCTGGGCAACTGCGAGCGCATCTCGCGCCAGCGCAAGGCGCCCGCGCTGGCCCTGGCCGATGTGGAGGGCCAAGAGCTGATCCACGACTGGCAGTCCAAGCGCCCCCGTCTGGTCAAATTGCAGAGGCAGGCGTGAGCCCCAGCACGACGATCCTGAAGGCCATGGCCGGGCGCCTTGGCCGCATCGCCTTCGGCGCTCTGGTCGAAGACACCGGCCTGACGCGCCTCCAGGTTCGGGATGGGCTCAAGACCCTCCGAGGGCGAGGCCTGGCCATCATGACCTGGCGTGGCACCTGGAAACTCACGCCGAAGGGTGCCGAGGCCGCCGGTCAGGGGTTGGAGGTGAAATCCGGGCCTGCGGGCCCAAGGCCCACCTCCGACGTGCCCCACCACTTCCGGTCCCGCCTGTGGCGGGCGTTGCGGATGATGCGCAAGGCCACTATCCACGGGCTGCTGGTGCCCGCCTCCAATCCCACGGATGGCAATCCCTATGAGAGCGCCAAGAAGTACCTGGATGCGCTGGTGAAGGCCGGATTCGTGAAACGCATGCCCTACAAGGAGGGCACCCGCACCATCTACGCCCTCGTCCGTGACTCCGGCCCTCTCCCCCCACAGTGGAACAAACGGCAGAACCGGGTTTTCGACCCCAACACCCAGGAGGCCTTCGATGTGGCGTGAGCTGTTGCGGCACCAGGTTGCGCAGCGTGGCTTAGGCGCCGTGGCCATCGAGCTGGATTACAGCAAATCCGCCATCAGCCTGGTGTTGAACAACAAATACGACGCCAGCACCACCCGGATCGAAAAACAGGTCCTGAACCACTACGGAACCATCCGCTGCCCCTTTGAAGAGCGCGATCTATCTGCCGCGGATTGTCGATTCTGGCGGACCTGCGACGGCCCTACCTCATCCCATTGGGCCCTGCGCCATTGGGAAGCCTGCAAGACCTGCCCCCACAACCCCGCCCCCCAGGAGCCACGATGAACACCGCCACCGCCACCACCCCGCCGCTCTTCACCGGCTTGGGGTCCTTCCGGCCGATCTCCCAGCCTGCCCGCCGGGAAGTGCCCTACCTGCCGCCGCCCACCACCCCGGATGCGCTGCTCTATGCGGTCTTCACGGCAGAGGGTGCCATCGAGCGCATCCATGACCTCACTAGCCTGGAGACGGCCTCACAGGCCCTCCTCCACTACGAGCAGACCCTGCTGGACTGTCCTCCGGACGTGCAGTTGGATGCCCTGGGCCGGGCTTTCCACCAACAGATCGCCATCCCGACGGTCTACGAGCTGACCAACCGCTACCTCACCGCCTGGCGGCAGCTCTACGTCGCTGTGCATGCCACCTCTCCCCGCCTCGACCCGGCCGTCTAAGCCCATCCAAGGAGCACCCGCATGACCAAGAATCTCAAGATCCCCGAGGGCTACCGCCAGAACGCCAATGGCGATCTGGTCCTCATCGCCAACATCAAGGAGATCGACCTGCTGCGGGACGAGCTGGTGGTCGGCATCGCAGCCCGGGCCCGGGAGAAGTCCGGCGAATTGGCCGAATACAAATCCACGGTCATGGATGAGATCAACACCTTCGTCCACACGAGCGCCGAGCGGTTCAAGGCCAAGCTCGGCGGCGTCAAGGGGAACCTGAGTCTTCTGAGCTTCGACGGCCGCTTCAAAGTCGTGGTGGCACAGCAGGACTACATCAGCTTCGACGAGCGGCTCCAGGTGGCCAAGTCGTTGATCGACAAGTGCATCAAGAAGTGGAGCGACGGCGCGGACACCAATCTTCTTGCGCTTGTCAATGATGCCTTCCAGGTCGACAAAGCGGGGAATGTGTCTATCCGCCGCGTCATGGGCCTGCGCAATCTGGACATCGTCGACAAGGACTGGAAAAGGGCCATGGACGCGATCTCCGAGTCCACCCAGGTGGTGGGTTCCAAGAGCTATCTCCGCATCTACGAGCGTGCGGAGAGTGGCGACTACTTCCCCATCAGCCTCGACCTCACCGGAGTCTAGCCATGAACCTGTTGGAATACGATCTCTGCCTGCCACCTCGGCCCATGGGCTACCTGAGCGCGCCCATGAGCGCCCCCGATGCCCTGACGCGCACTCACCACCACCTGGCCGCCCTCGGCGTCTCCGCCCGGCTGTGGGAGGCCGAGGCCCTGCACTACTGCCCGCACCGCAACAGCCCACAGGTCGGCACCACGGACGTCTCCTACGAATCCTGGATTGCCATGGACCTGGAAGTGCTGCGCCGCTGCAACTACATCCTCATGGCCGGCGACTGGAACCACAGCCCCGGCTGCCGCCGCGAGCTGGCCGTGGCCATGCACCTGGGGCTCCCAGTGGTCTACACCGTGGAGGCGGCCATCGCCCTGGACCGCAAGCTGCGGGCCGATTCCGCTGTCCACCTCGTGGCTGTGCCTCTCCCCGCCCAAACGGAAGCGCGGGCCTGATGCGCGACTCCGCTGCCGCCGAGATCCTGCCTGTTCCCGTCATGGTGAACGGGCAGGCCTTCTACTGGACCCGTGCCGATGGCCTCGACGTTGCCGTGGTGGCCCAGGTGGAGGGCTGGATCCAGCGGCGGGCGAATCTTTATCTTCAGGCCGCCATCATGCGCGGCCTGGACCGGGACGACCTTCTGCAGGAGGGCCGCTCCGGTGCCCTGCGGGCCGCCCACGACTACGACCCAGCCTTCGGGACAGGCTATCTGTCCTATGCCGACCACTGGATCCGCCAGGCGATGCGGGCCGCCCTGGGGCGCAGCCACGATGTTTACCTCGACAAACGGGCCCGCGCCCAGGCCCTCAAAGACAACACCCTGCCTGCCGTCCTCCGCCTTGATGCCCACCTGCGTGACGAAGACACCGCCCTTAGTGACCTGCCGCCCTCTGCCATCGCCGATCCCCTGCAGCAGGCCGAGCAATCCGAATCCGCCGCTCGCCTCTGGCGCGCGCTGGCCCAGCTCGACCCGCGCCACCGCGCCGTCCTCATCCATCGCTACGGTCTCAAGGGGCAAGAAGAATCCCTGGAGTCCGTAGGCCTCCGCCTTGGTTGCACGCGTGAGCCCGTTCGCCGGCTGCAGCTGCGGGCCGAGGCCAAGCTCCGCGCCCTCCTACAGGAGACCGCCATGCCCAAGTCCGCCCCACCCCCTGGCGCCAAGCCAGCTGCAACTCCCAAGGCCCCCTACCACCGGCCCGGCACTCAGATGACCATCGAAGACGGCATCCGCGAGCGGAACCGGGCCGAAGCCCAGCAGCGCCGCCAAGCCAAAGAACAAGCGAGGGCCGCCCGCCAGGCCCGCTTGGATGCCGCCAAGGGCCCAGCACTCTTCGATCTGGAGGTGGCCCATGACTGATACCACACCCACTGACAGTGGCCCGCTCACCACCTGCCCGGCCTGCGAGGGCTGGGGCCAGATCCAGGACACCAAGGCCAGCACCATCCCCTGCGCCGTCTGCAAAGGGGAAGGCCAGGTCGAGATGCGTGTGGACGATGCCCCCCCCGTGGTGTTCGGTGTCCTGCTCGCCGTGGTGGTCGTCATCATCGGCTGGGCCGTGATCATGCTGTCCGAGGCGCTGGAGGCTGCGCCGTGAGCGGCGAATTCCTCGCTCTCGACCTGGCCGAGCTGCGCCGCCGGTTGGAGGAGCACAAAGCCACCCGCCCTGTGGACCTCTTTGGCAAAGAGATGCAGACCTGGATGAAGACCAAGGACAGGCTCCTCTTTGCCATCGAACTGAAGGAGGCCGAGGCCAGCCAGAAGCCCTTCTTCATCACCGTCCCTCCCCAGCCCATCGAACACCCCGTGCAGCCCCTGTTGCGGCTGCGCCAGGCCAAATCCTCTTCAACCCAGGAGGTGCGCCATGCCGACAGCCCCGGGAAAGCCGGGGCGCCAGGCGCGCTCCTAAGCGAGGTCCCCATGCCCCGAGCCAATCCAGCCAGCCACCACAATCCCCAGGCCCGCGTCGAGCACCTGACGGAGCGCATCAAGGCAGCCGCCCAGAAGGGCGAGAAGTGCTACTGGGCCCAGCAGGAGATCAGGGATCTCTGCAGAGCCCATGGCCTGGAGGTCCCCTCGGAGGCCATTGGGCGCCGGACCAAGGGGCCAGGGGCCGCCCCGCAACCCGTGGATGAGCCACTGGGGTCTCCACACTCACCTTCCACAGTGTTTGGAGACAAAACCACCGTGGAGGTCTGGGTGGTGGGGCTCAAGCGGTGGCAGCTGAACGGCCCACTCTCTTCAGAGCACCTGAACGGCCTGCCCCGCGCGTTGCTGGCCAACCTCCTCCTCCTGGAAGGCCAACAGGCCCCGTCAGAGGTGTGGCGCCAGTTCGCCCAGAACCTGTCGCTCCTTGAAGCCACCGCCGGCGCCGCCCGCCAGATCGCGGAACACCATGCGGAGGTCGCATGACCGCGCGCCGCTTCACCTACGCCATCTGGTACGAGGTCCCCGCGAAGCGCCAGGCACACGCCGTGGTGCTGGAGGACCAACCCTTCCAGTGCCTCGCCCCGGCGCCCCCCCGGGTGGCCGTCTGTGGCGCTGAGGTTCCTGAAGGCAGCCCCTGGCAGTTCGACAGCGACTTCCACGACTGCGCCGCCTGCAAGGCTGCGCTGGCCAAGGCGGGGTGAGCCCACGCCCGCCCTCTGGAATAATTCATTGAGCACACCCAATAAACGGAGGACGTGATGGCGGACCTGGCATTCAGAACAAGAAACGCCTGTGGTCAATTGACCCGATATGGCGGAGCTGTTTTCAGCACCGAATTGGCCGAGGTCCTCGATGCCATCACCGACATTAACGATGACCTTCATCACATGCGAGACGCGGCATTGGTGCGGGATCAGATCGAAAGGGCAAAGTCCCTTCTTGATGCCCTTGCCGCTGGGTTAGGCCCGGCCAACAAATTGGAGATCATCCCTGTCTATAAGCGGTTCTGGTGGCCCCACGTTTACGCTCGCGAGAGGGCGCGGTGGCAGGTGAAAGTGCTCGTCGGATATCGCTATTTTGTGGACGGGGTTGAATACACAGACTTGACCCTGCGGAAAATAAAGAATGACAAGGCGTAACGCCCCGAGCTAACCCGGCGCCGCAGGCGTCCGGCGACCGCAGGGAGCGCAGGTTGAGCGACAAGTTAGACCGCCCCACAACCAACAGGAGACAACATGAAGCCAAACACCAAGAAGTTGCGATCGCTGCGAGCGCAGGTAGACGCCTGGAACATGAGGTTCCCAGTGGGAACCGAGGTGTCCCTGGAAAAAGATTCTGGTGAGGTCGTAATAACCAAGACTCGCTCCAACGCAGAATTACTGAGCGGGCATAGCGCCGTGATTTGGCTGGAGGGCATTTCTGGGTGCTACCTGCTGGATCGGGTGAAGGCGGTCTAACGGAAAGCTAACCCGGGCCGGGCGCTTGCGCCCGGGTCCGGCGAGTGAAACGAGCGCAGGTTGAGCGAGATGGTTAGCCAGCCGCCGACTGAAAATCGAAGGAGAAAAATGCGTGAGCTACACCTTTTTGCTGGGAACGGGGGAGGAATCCTCGGCGGAGTCCTGGGAGGAAATGTCTGCGTTGGCGCCGTCGAGCTGGACCCACACTGCCGCCAGGTCCTGCTCCAGCGGCAGCGAGACGGGATCCTGCCCTGGTTCCCCGTGTGGGACGACGTGCGAACCTTTGACGGAACACCATGGCGAGGACGAGTTGACATCGTGGCGGGGGGATTCCCTTGTACCGACATCTCATCCGCAGGCAACAGGGCCGGACTTGAAGGCGAACACTCCGGCCTCTGGCGGGAAATGGCACGGATCATTCGCCAGGTGGGACCACATTTCGTGTTCGTGGAAAACACCGTTGATCTCCCTGTTCGGGGACTCGACGGCGTTCTCGGGGACCTGGCCAAGATGGGGTTCGATGCGGAATGGGGCTGTTTCAGCGCGGACCAGGTTGGCGCTCCCCACCGTCGAAAACGCACTTGGATTGTTGCCCACACTGCTGGCTGCCGATGCGAAGCAACCCGGCAAGCACCACGGGAAGAGCCGGTCCTTGTCGGACCTGCTTGGTGGGCCGTTGAACCCGAGGTGGTGCGAGTGGTTCGTGGGTATCCCCGCGGGATGGGCGAGCGTGTCGCCCTTGGGAACATCCAGCTTCCAGCGGTGGCTCACCTTGCATTTGAAAGGCTCACGGGCCGCTTGATGAAGGCTGGCTAACGGAAAGCTAACCCGGGCCGGCAGGCGCAGCCTGACGGGTCCGACGAGCGAAGCGAGTGAAGGTTGAGCGCCTGGTTGGGCGCAGGAGTGAACCATGAAGGATGCGACCTATCAGGAATGGAAATCCTGGATCTGGCACAAGCCCAACTGTCGAGTGGTGAGCATTGCAGAACACGACCACCTGAAATGCACCTGTGGCCTAGCCGCGAAGCTGGGGGCCATCGGCGTCGAAGATCCCCGCACCCAGGGGCTTGACCATGAAGACATCGCGGCGCTGGGGTAGCGCCCAACAACCAGTTAAGCGGCATCGCCGCAGAAAGGAACTACATGAGCGAAGCACAAGGCACGGGCGGCGAGGTCCGCTTGAACGGCGGGTTAGGCCAGGGGAGCGACCTAAGGGGATCTCTCCAGGTGATCTTGGGCATATTGGAATGCCACGAAATGAAGTGTGATGGACCCAATGGAAAAGAAGAACTTGCCCGCATCCAGTCGAGATGTGAGTCCCTTCAGGATCTGCTCATGGAAGCGGCCGTCTGGATGGCAGAAGACGGGTGTGATTGCGGAACCGACGAGCCTGGAACGTGTGGCCTTTGCCGCATTCAGAAGGCGCTGGAAGAGGCCTAACTTTAGATTAGGCATACCACGTAGGCCGCCTAATCACGCTTGGAAATGCCTAACTGTTGAGAAACCCGTGGGCCTACCAAATGCAAACACAGCCTAAACCCCGTGACCCTCGCCGCGCCAAGGACCTGGCCCGGATCCACCTGGCCAAGAAGGAACTGGGCCTGGAGGAGGACACCTACCGCGCCCTCCTGAAGGCCACCACGGGCAAGGACAGCGCGGCGGCGATGGGTCCTGGCGAGCGCTGGAAGGTGCTGCTGGAGCTGGGGCGCCTGGGGGCGGCCTCGGCGGCCAGGACCTACCCCGGCAAGCCCGCCATCGTCTCCATCGACAAGCAGGCCCTGTTGGGCAAGATCGAAGCGCAGTTGGCCGAGGCCGGGCGCCCCTGGGCCTATGTCCACGGCATGGCCTGGAAGATGTTCAAGCGAGCCCAGGTCCAGCTCTGCGAACCGGACGAGCTGAAGAAGGTCGTGGCGGCCCTGGCCTATGATGCCAAGCGGCATGGGCGGTAGAGTTGATTCGCCCTATCAAGGAGATGTGACATGAACCTTCCGACGAAAAGCATTCAAACTGTTGCCATCTGCTCTCTGTTGTTGATCCCCGGATGCAAGCCGAATGAGTTGACCGAGATGGAGAAAGAACAGATCGGCACGATCATGCAATTCGGCCTGATCAACATGAGTTCCGAGGATCGCAGGCTCTTTAATGAGCTTGAGAAGGATCACCTCCAACGCTTGGAATTCCTCCGGGACCTCGCCACGAAGCAGAAGGAGGAGGCCTTGCGGAGCGGCAACATGCCGAAATACCAAACCCTCGTCAAAATGCTTGAGCTGATTTCAACCTACAACATGGCCTATCTCAGCCGTGCCATTCACTACAACACCATTTCCCCAGAAGCGTCCAAGCGCTACATGAGCAGGTGATCTATGGGTTGGACCCTAATTTTTTCACTCGATGGAAGCGTGCAAACCTTCCATGTCGATGGCGATCCCCAGGAAGGTGCTGCAGACCTATGCAGGGCAAACCCCTGGCTCAACCAATTCGCATTCATCGCGGCAGTGGCTGGGGGCGCCCAAGTGCTTGTGGCTGACGACGCTCGAACCGCCGAATACGGGCTTCAGGGGTGGCCATGAGTGTTTACTTCTACCTCGGCTGTGGCAAATGCAGGGTCATGAGGCCCTTTGTTGGCCATGCTACCGATAGGGATTGGGGGTGGTTGGCTGAGGCAGCTGGTCCTATCCCCGAATTCGTTTCCCGCCATGTGGAGCACCTTGAGGCGCTCCATGTGATGTCGGAGCATGATCTTCGCGTGGATGAATATCTCAATGAGGGCCACCCACCCAGTCCGGTGGACTAGTCTTCTCTGCGAGCTTTCCAGCCCCGCCCACGCGGGGCTTTTTCGTGTCCGAGCATTCGGGCACGATCTGGCCTAGATTCCAGCGGGGGGGACCATGGCGGACTACCCGGAGATCCTGGAGGACCTGGCGGCGCACCTGGGCGAGGCCCTGGTGAAGCGCGGGGTGGAGAAGGATCTGGCGGCCACGGTGGCCTGGGAGTCGGTGGATTGGCTGCGGCAGCCCACCATCTGGGGCGGGCAGCCCATCTACATCCCCAAGGCCGGGGGCGTGGAGCTGCGGGCGCGGGACCTGGAGATCCACCACCACTTCGTCTTTGACCACTGGAGCTACACCCTGCTCTCGAAGACCTACAGCCTGACGGAGATGCGCATCCGCCAGATCCTGGCACGCGTGCGGCAACAGCGGCGCCAGCGTGTTGACGTTGGCGGGCTGTTCCCCGTCGAAGACGTGGGCTGATCCGGTCCTGAAAACGCTTTGAAAGCAGCAGAGCCCCGCGCGGGCGAGGTTGGGGTATTGGAGGTCCCATGGACGCTTCCCCCGCGCTTTCACTCTGGCGCCGCCTGCTCAACGGGTTGTTGGTGGCATTCTCGGCTCTCGTGCGCTTCCTGGTGGGAGGGAGCGACTTTGAGCTCGATAAGGACGCCCGCACCCGCATGGCGACCGCTTTCCTGGTCGTCGCCGCATTCGGCGGCTGGCTAACCACCCGGGCCCTGGTGGCCTGGGCCGTGTTGCAGCCCACGCCAGACAATCCGGCATGGGAATTGGCCTTGCAGGCCCGCCTGGCCATCTTCCGTGCCAAAACAGCCCTAGGTTTGGCCTTGGGTGTGCTGCTGCTCACCTGGGGCACCTTCCAGGTCCTCGACCGCACGCGCCTGGGCAAGCGGCTGTGGCACTGGTCTCCGGGTATGGACTCTGCCATCACCTCTGGCGCCAAGACCCTTTCGGCCGGCATCGCCTTCGCCGCACTGTTGCTAGCCTTCACTTATCTGGCTGGTCAGGTGATCCGGTGACTCCCTTGTGGCGGCGGATCCTGATTGCCACCCTGCTGGGCTTGGTCTTCATCCTTGCCACCTCCTGCGCCTTTGGCCAGGTCCCCTACGAGAGCACCTTCCGGGCTGTGGCTGGGCCCCACCGCTGGGTGGACCGGGCGGCGCAGGTCAAGGCGGAGAGCCTCTTCCGCCCCGGGGTCACCGCCCCGGACGGCGGCATGGGCCTCGCCCAGTTCATGCCCGCGACCTGGTCGTGGGCTCAGGCCCAGGGCTGGGTGGCCCGTGGAGCCAGCGCCTACGAGCCCACAGCGGCCATCACGGCCCAGCACGCCTACATGACCTGGTTGGAGTCCAGGACCGGTGGGGGGCTGGATCCGGCCCTGGGCGCCTACAACGCTGGGCTCGGCTCTGTGCGCAAGGCCCAGCTGCTGGCCGCCCAGCTGGGCCTGCAGGGGCAGGCGGCCTGGCTGCAGGCGCTTCCCCGGGTGACCGGGGAGCGCAACGCCTCCATCACGCGGGGCTATCTGGCCCGCAACCTTCGGTACCGGATCGAGCTGGGAGGTGGGCATGCGCCTCGTTGAACTTGAACCCAAGTTCGTCCGGCGAGAGATCCGGGAAGGGGGGCGGGAAGTCTACATTCCCGTGGGTAGCTTGGCTGAAGCCGACGGCCTGATGTTCGTTTGCCCTGGGTGCTTCCAGGCCAAGGGGGCGCGGCCTGGCGTCCACTCGGTTCTCTGCTACAAGCCGCAGATCCCATCAGAGGTGCAACCTGGACCGGGCAGGTGGCCCATGACCGGGTCCGGCTACTCGGATCTAACGCTCACGCCCTCCGTCCTGTTGGGTTGCGGCTGGCACGGCTACATCACCAATGGGGAGGTCATCACCGTATGAGCCTCACGACGCGCATCCTGGCCATCCTCCTGGCGCTGGCAACGGCGGCCGCTGGCATGGCCCTTCGTTATGGCCGCCACGAGGCGGCAAGGGCCACCCAGGCCGAGCAGAGCCTGGCCCTGGCTGTCCAGGCCCAGGGGCAGCTCAAGGCCGCCCTGGAGGCCGAGCAGCGCGGTCTGGAAGCCCTTCGGGGTGAGCGTCAGGCCCAGGACACGCGGCTGCACCAGGCAGAGTCCACCGCGGCCCAGGCTCGCCGTGAGGGCGAGGCCCGGGTGCAGGCCCTCCTGATGGCCTCGGCGCCTGAGCCGAAGGGGGACGACACCCGGGACCTGGTGCGCTGGGCGTCCTCCCAGGCCCAGGGCCTCAACCACCGCCTGGAGGTGCCTCGATGAAGTGCCTGGTCGTCATCCTCGCCTGCCTGGTGGCCACCATTGGCTGTGTCAAACCAGCTGCAAATCCGGTGGTCGTCCGGGAGCTGGTCCCCGTGCCGTGTCCTCCGCCCGCCATCCCGGCGCGTCCCGCGCTCCCCTCGGCCCAGCTGGGCCCTGATTCCACCCTGCGCGATCTCCTCCGCGCCCTGCTGGCGGACCGTGAGGCCCTGGCCGCCTGGGGCCTGGACCTGGAGATCCGACTGAAGGCCTACCTGCCCCCCGAGCCCCCCAAGGAGCCCAAATGACCGACCCGCGCCGCCGCCGCCCCGCCTCGCCCTGCCCGGGCTGTAACAACGAGCTGTTGCTGGGGGAGATCAAGGGAACCGTGAGCCAGATCGTTAAAACCCAAGAGGCCCATGGCGCGAAGCTTGATGCGCTGGATGGCCGCCTGCGCAGCCAGGAGAACCGGGGCGCCATCGCCGGAGCCGTGGCCGCCATCCTGGTGGCGGTGGGCATCGACGTGCTCAAGGCCCGGCTGAAATAGTGAGGCGCTGATGGCTCACCCGCCCGAAACCCGATCCAAGCTCCGCGCCCTCTACGTCCACCAGGGGCTGGGGCTGGAGCATGCGGCCCAGCGCCTAATCCTGAGCCCGCGCACCGCGAGCCGCTGGAAACAGGAGGCCGAGGCCCAAGGCGATGACTGGGACAAGGCCCGGGCCGCCCACCACCTGGCGGGGGAGGGTGCCGAGGCGGTCAGCCGCGCCGTGCTGGAGGATTTCCTGCACCTGTTCCAGACCGTGGTGACCGAGGTGAAAGGCGAGAAGGGCACCAAGCTGAAGCCCATCGAGAAGGCCGAGGCCATCAGCCGCCTGGCCGACGCCTACACGAAGACCACCCGGGCCATCCAGCGCAGCGCGCCCGAGTTGAACCGCCTGGCGGTGGCCAGCGAGGTGCTGCAGCTGCTGGCCCGCTATGTGCAGAAGAAGGCGCCGCAGCATGCCACGGCCCTGCTGGACGTGCTGGAACCCTTCGGGGACGAGCTGGTGAAGCACTATGGCTGAGCCCCTCTCCAAGAAGGCCTTCCTGGAGGGGCTGCGCGACCTGGCGGATGGATTCCGGCGGGACATCGAGGCCCAGGTGGATGGCTTCGACCCCGGGCTCGAGGCCCAGGCGGCGCGGAAGGCCCGCGCCAAAACCGACTTCGGATTCTTCTGCCGTGAGTATTTCCCGCACTACATCAAGGCCGAGCCCAGCCGGCTGCATGAGTGGCTCTTCGAACGCCTGCCGCGGCTGGCCCGCGAACGGCGGGGCGTGAAGCTGGCGCTGGCCGCACCCCGCGGTGAGGCCAAGAGCACCATCTGCACCCAGCTCTTCGTGATCTGGTGCGTGGTCTTTGAGCTGTACTGGATGATCCCCATCGTCATGGACACCTTCGAGCAGGCCGCCGAGATGCTCGAGGCCATCAAGGCGGAGCTGGAAACCAACCCCCGACTGCTCATGGACTACCCCGAGGCCACGGGCCAGGGGCGGGTGTGGCAGGCGGGCGTGATCCTGACGGCGAACAACCGCAAGATCCGCGCGGCGGGCAGCGGCAAGAAGCTGCGCGGCATGCGCCATGGCCCCCATCGCCCTGACCTGGTGGTGCTGGATGACATCGAGAACGACGAGAATGTGAAGTCTCCCGAGCAGCGGGACAAGCTCCAGTCCTGGCTCACCAAGGCCGTGCTGAAGCTCGGCGCAGCCGATGACACGATGGATGTGATCTATGTGGGCACGGTGCTCCACTACGACAGCCTGCTGGCCCGCACCCTGAAGAACGCCCTTTGGGAGCGCCGCACCTTCAAGGCCGTCATCGAGTGGCCGGGCCGGATGGACCTCTGGGACAAGTGGGAGGAGCTGCTACTCAATGAGGGTGCGGTCGAGGCTGAGGCGTTCTATTTGGCGCGTCAGGCCGAGATGGACAGGGGCGCCGTGGTGTCCTGGCCCGCCGCCCGGCCCCTTGTGGTGCTCATGCGCATCCGGGCGCGGGATGGGCACTCCGCCTTCGACTCGGAATTGCAGAATGACCCCTTGAGCGATGAGGCCGCGCCGTTCGCCAAGGTGACCTTCTGGGTGTCCGAGAATCCGCGGTGGATCTTCTTCGGTTCGGTTGATCCATCTCTCGGCAAGTTCGGTCAAGGTCGAGATCCTTCGGCCATCCTGGTCGGCGGGTTCGACCGCCAGACCGGCATCCTGGATGTGGTAGAGGCCAGCATCTGCAAGCGCCTGCCCGACAAGATCATCGAGGATGTCATCACGGCACAGAAGAAATGGAACTGTCTCGCATGGGTAGTAGAAGCTGTGCAGTTCCAGGAATTCCTGCGGACAGAGTTGGTTAAAAGGTCCGCCGCACGCGGGATTCCCGTGCCCGCCAATCCCACGACCCCTCACTCCGACAAGGATCTGCGCATTGAGTCGCTCCAGCCTCATGTCGCCAACGGCTTGATTCGCTTTAACCCAAACCATTCAACCTTGTTGATGGAGCTCCGTCATTTCCCCAAAGCGGATCATAAGGACGGCCCTGACGCGCTGGAGATGCTCTGGAAACAGGCCCAGGCCGGGGCTGCCGCCTATGACTACAAGCCGGTAGGCCACCGCGGGGATTCCCGCAGCGGCCTGCGTGGGAAAGGAGCCTTCTGATGACGCTCTACGATGCCTACGGGCACAAGGTGGACCTGGGCCGCCTCCGGGAGGAAGTGGCCGCCCCCAGCCTGACCTCGGTCCGCCAGGTCTGGAGCGACCATGTCGCCGTGGGGCTCACGCCGCAGCGCCTGGCCGCCTTGCTGAAGGCCAGCGAGCAGGGCGACCCATCGGCCTACCTGAGCCTGGCCGAGGAGATGGAGGAGAAGGATCTGCACTATCGGGCCCAGCTCGGCACCCGCAAGCTGGGCTGCGCGGGCCTGCCCCTGGTGGTGGAGGCCGCCAGCGACGCCAAGGACGACCAGGTGGCGGCGGATCTGGTCCGCGAGGTGATGGCCCGGGAGGACATGGAGGACATCCTGGTGGATGCCCTCGATGCCCTGGGCAAGGGCTTCAGTGTCTGCGAGGTGATCTGGGAGACCAGCGGCAAGCAGTGGGTGCCGCGCGAGATCCTCTGGCGCGACCCGCGCTGGTTCGGCTTCGATCTGGCGGATGGCCGCACCGTGAAACTGTGGGAGGCCGGGGGACTTCAGGACCTGCCGCCCTTCAAGTTCATCATCCACCAGCCGAAGATGAAGTCCGGCCTGCCCATCCGCGGCGGCCTGGCGCGGGCCAGCGCCTGGGCCTATCTCTTCGCCAATTACGCGCTCAAGGACTGGGTGGGATTCCTGGAGGTCTTCGGGCAGCCGTTGCGGGTGGGGAAGTACCCGGCGGGCGCCGGGCCCGAGCAGGTGGCGGTCCTGGAAAAGGCGGTCCGCAACATCGGCTCCGATGCGGCCGCAGTGATCCCCGATAGCATGGTGCTGGAGTTCATCGAGACGAAGATCTCGGGCAGTGCCGACGGCTACGAGCGCCTGCTGCGTTATTTGGATGGCCGCGTGACGCTGGCGGTGCTGGGGCAGACCCTCACCAGCGGGCAGACCCAGGGCGGCGGCGGATCGCTGGCCCTGGGCAAGGTCCACGAGAGTGTCCGCGAGGACCTCAAACGCTCCGACGCCCGCCAACTCATGGCCACCATGCACCGCGACCTGGTGCGGCCCTTGGTGGACCTGAACCTCGGCCCCCGGATGGCCTACCCCAAGGTCCGCCTCCAGATCGCCGAGCCTGAGGACTTGGCGGCCCTCACCAGCGCCCTGAAGGAGTTGGTGCCACTGGGCCTGGAGGTCGAGCAGAGCGTCATCCGGGACAAGTTCGGCCTGCCGGATCCCCCAGCGGGAAAGGATGTGAAATTGTTGGTCGCGCCAAAACAGGCGCCGAATCCCCCTGCACCACAGACGGGTCCTCCCGCTGTCCCCGCCACTGCCACCCAATCCCAATGCCCGCACTGCGGGGTGGCCCATGCCCAGGCTCCCATCATCCCGGATGCCCTGGACCGCTTGACCCTGGACGCCTTGTCGGCCTGGGTGCCCCAGATGAAGCCACTGGTGGACCCCCTCATCCAAGCCATCCAGTCCGCCACCACCTACGACGAGCTGAAGGCGGCCCTGGCCACCGCGGCCCAGGCCATGGATCCGGCAGCCCTGGCCGAAGGCCTCGCGCAGGCCGGCTTCGTGGCGGGCCTGGCGGGCAACACCGGGGTGGGCCTTGCCGATTGAGCTGAGGGTCCAGCCACCCAAAGAGGCGGTGGCCTTCTTCGAGGGCAAGGGCCTGCTGGTGACGGGCTCCTGGCAGTCGATCTGGGAGGCGGAGCATGCCCGGGCCTTCACGGTGGCGAACCTGGCGCGACTGGACCTGCTCCAGGAGATCCATGGCGCCCTGGCGGAGGCGATCCAGCAGGGCCAGGACTACCGGACCTTCGCCAAGGGCCTGGTGCCCAAGCTTCAGGCGGCGGGCTGGTGGGATCAGCCGGTGCCGGAAGGAAAGCCGCTGAGCCCCCAGCGCCTGCAACTGATCTACGACACGAACCTGCGCACCAGCTACATGGCCGCCAAATGGGGACGTATCCAGCGCCTGAAGAAGCGCCGTCCATTCCTGCGCTACAACACCATGGGGGATGCCCGGGTGCGGCCCGCCCACCGGGCCTGGGAGGGCATCACCCGGCCCGTGGATGATCCGTTCTGGGGCACCCACTACCCGCCCAATGGTTGGCGCTGCCGATGCACGGTCGAGCAGCTCAGCCGGGACGAGATGGCCGCCGAGGGCATCGAGGTGACGCCGGATGGCGCGCTGCCGACCGGCACGAGCACCTTCACCAACCGGATCACGGGCGAGGTGACGACGGTACCCGCGGGCATCGACCCGGGCTGGGCCTACAACGTGGGCCAGGCGGCCCAACCCGCGCTGCTCACCCAGGCGCGGCAGAAGCTGGAGGCGGCCCTGCCTGAGGCTGGCCAGGCGGGGGTGAAGGGCCTGGTGGACAGCCCGGCCTTCGAGGCCTGGCTGAAGGCGCCGGCAGGAGACTACCCCGTGCTGCTGGTCACCTCGGAATTACAGCAGGCCATCCAGGCTGAGAGCGCCGTGGCGGTGTTGTCCCCGGAGACCGTGGCCAAGCAGGCGGCAGCCCACCCCGAAGTGGGCCTGGTGGACTACCGGCGCCTGCCACGCATGGGGCTGCTGCCGGACCTGGTGATCCAGGACGGGGAGAACACCCTGGTGCTGGTCCGCGCCGAAGGCAGCCTATGGCTGGCCGCCCTGAAAGCGGCCCAGGGTGGGGAGCGGGAAACCTTCGTGACCAGCCTGCGGCGGACGACGATGGAGGACATCGCCCGGAAGCTCCGGTCCGGGAAGGTGCTCTTCGAGCGGGAGGGGTGGCGCGGGTGAGGACTCCCTTGTCCCTCACATGATGCTCCGCTTGGACAGCGTGCCACGGCCGGGAGGTTCACCGTGTCGCCGCGCCGGTACCAGTATGCGCCCGACCCCAGAAATCGCAAATCGCCGGGAAGTGCCCTTAAAGGCACGGGAAGGGGGGGCGGGGGCACTCACCCCCGCCCCTTGCCCCTCCCGTGAAAACTAAACGGGTTCTAAACGGGTTCCCGGGGCGGTCCAGGGTCCCTGGCCACCCGGGACCGGCGGTCCAAGACCAAAAATCCCAAAAACGCTTTGAAAGAGACCCACCGCCCGGCGGGCGAGGTTCTGGTTTTCCGGAGCCTTCTTGGTTCGCCGCCTTCAGGAAACCAGCCACGCCGTGCAGGTCCCCCCTTCGACCCCCGAGGGCGGCCTGCCGGACTGGTACCACGTCCTGCCCGCGGGGGAGTTCCGTGGCCGGGATGGCCGTGGTCCCTACCGGCTGAGGGCGCCAGGCGACGTGGTCGAGGCTTTTGCCGCCTGGGGAGGTGACCTGTGCGTTGACTACGAGCATCAGACTTTGACTGCCGCCGAGAAGGCGGGGCCAGTGCCCGCCGCGGGCTGGGTCAAGGCCATCGAGGCCCGGGCTGACGGCATTTGGGCGCGGATCGAGTGGACGGCCACTGCAGCCGCCGCCCTGAAGGCCAAGGAGTACCGCTACCTCTCGCCAGTCTTCGGCTACGACTCCGCCACAGGCGACGTCCGCGTCCTGAAGATGGTTGCCCTCACCAACATTCCCAACCTGCAACTTCAGGCGGCCGCGAGCCGCCAAGGAGACGCCATGAACGAACTCCTGGAGAGGCTGTGCTACATGCTCAACCTCCCCCTCACCACCACGGCCGAGGAAATGGCGGCTCAGCTGGACAAGCTGAAGGCCATGCTGGCGGACGCCCAGGCTACCGCCGCAGCCTCCATCAGCCTGGTCAAGCTCGCGGGCCTGCCCGAGGGCACGGCCCTGCCCACCGCCGTCCAGTCCATCCAGGCCAAGCTCGCCGAGCTGGGCCAGGCCCCGGACCCTGCCCAGTACGTGCCCAAGGCGCAGTACGACCAGGTCGCGCATTCCCTGGCGGAGCTCCAGGGCAGCACCAAGACCGCCGCCACTGAGCGCCTGGTTGAAGAGGCCATGAGCGCCGGCAAGGTCCCCCCGGCTTTGAAGGAGTGGGCCAACCTCTACGCCAGCCGCGACCCCGAGGGGTTCCGCAAGTACGTGGAGTCCGCCCCGGTGATCACCGGAGCGGCTCACGCCAACCTGGGACAGGCCGCTGGCTCTGGCGCCCAGACCCTCACCCCCGAGGAGGAGACCGTGGCCCATGCGCTGGGCCTGACGGCTGACGCCTACCTCGCCGCCAAGAAGGAGGTGGACTGATGGCCGCCCTCACCGCTGACCGCAACACCGCCCGCCGCGAGAACCGGATGTTCGTGGATCCGGTGGCCGCCGCCGTGAAGATCTTCGCCGGGGCCATCGTCATGCTGGATGCCTCTGGCAACGCCAAGCCCGGCGTCACTGGCGTGGGCCTGGTGGCCCGGGGCCGCGCCGAAGAGCAGGTGGACAACCTCACCGGCGCCGCCGGCGCCAAGGCCGTCAAGGTCGAGCGCGGCGTCTTCGCCTACAAGTCGGACGGCACCCTCACCCGCGCCAACATCGGCAAGACCGTCTACGTGGTGGACGACCAGACGTTCGCCGCCACGGACGGCACCGCCACCCGTTCGGCTGGCGGAACCCTCAAGGACCTGGAAGGCACCGGCGCGACCGCCACTGCCTGGGTCGAAATCGGATAAGGAGCCGACGACATGATCCTCAACGCGAGCGCTCTGGCCAACCTCACCACCGGGTTCAAGGCCGCCTTCAACACCGGCTTCCGCAGCAACACCGAGATCCACTGGTCGAAGGTGGCCACCCTGGTCCCCTCCACCACGAAGACCGAGACCTATGCCTGGCTGGGGCAGTTCCCCCGCCTGCGCGAGTGGCTGGGGGACCGGCAGGTCAAGAACCTGTCGCAGTCCAGCTACAGCATCACGAACAAGAAGTTCGAGTCCACCATCGCCGTGAAGCGGGACGACCTGGACGACGACCAGTATGGCGTCTACGCCCCCCTCTTCCAGGAGCTGGGCTTCAGCGCCGCCACGCACCCCGATGAGCTGGTCTTCACCTTGCTCGCCGCGGGCTTCACCACGCAGTGCTTCGACGGCCAGTACTTCTTCGACCCCAACCACCCGGTGGCGGGCGGCGTGGTCAGCAACCTCGGCGCTGGGGCCGCCACGCCCTGGTTCCTGCTGGACACCAGCCGCAGCCTGAAGCCCCTGATCTTCCAGAAGCGGCGCGACTACAAGCTCACCAGCATCGTCAACCTGGAGGACGACCAGGTCTTCCTGCGGGATGAGTTCCTCTACGGCGTGGACGCCCGCTGCAACGTCGGGTTCGGCTTCTGGCAGATGGCCTACGGCAGCAAGGCGGTGCTGGATGCCGCCGGCTTCAACGCCGCCTACGCCGCCATGCTGGCCCAGAAGTCGGACGACGGCCGCCCCTTGGGCATCCGTCCCACCCTGCTGGTGGTCCCCCCCAGCCTGCGCGACGCGGCCAATGCCGTGATCAAGGCCGAGCGCACCGCCAGCGGCGCCACCAACACCAATCAGAACGCAGTGGACATCCTCATCTGTCCGTGGCTGTGAGGTGAATGATGGCGATCTTCGGCAAGAACACTCCCCCCGCCCCCGGCGCGCCCGCGCCGGGGGCAGGCGCCGCTCCTCCGGTGCCCCCGGTGCCCCCTGCCCCCCCGGTGCCCCCTGCCCCCCCGGTGCCCCCTGC